GGAATGGGCTTGCAGACCTTTTGCCAGCTTTGTTTGGAGCAATTATTTTTATGAACACACTCCAAGAATTCCGTGTCGCGGAACATTTAATAAGATATTTAATGTCAGGGACAATCAAGAACTAAAAAACTTTTTGCACAAACAAAAAAATGAATATACAGATAAAGATAACGAGGGAAAATGAGGACGGGTCAGCCGATGCTGTGGTTGACTACGACGATGACGGACTAAAAGTAATAGTTCAATATGGCATAGTAGCCATGCTTAAAGAGGGCATAGAGGAAATGAAAAAGAAAGACGACAAACGACAGATATTAGAAGATGCGATTGAGGGGTTTTATTCTGTAATACAGGACATCAAACTCTTATATAAGACTCATGGAGACCGTAAGTTACCCATGGATGAAAATGAAATGGCAAACGCCCTGCTGGGATTGGAAACCAAGGCGTCAATGATTGCTTATTGGGCAACCAATGCGTATGAGCAATATTTTGAAATGAATGATTATGCGCCCGATTCAATTAAAGCAAGACGGACAGCAATAAAAGATTGGCTTGATGACGAAGAGGGGAGATGCTAATGGAACATGAAATGACGCTTACAGAAGTCAGTAAAGAATTAAACATAGCACGGCAAACCGCAGGAATAATTGAGCGCAGAGCCATGGAAAAATTTAAAGAACTGATGGAGCAAAAAGGAATTAAAATAGAGGATTTATTAAAAGATGAGTAGCTGGTTAATTATTGTCACTGGTCTTATCTATCTTTACATTGGTGTAGAGCAGGGCTTTAAAGGAAATTTGGCGTTGTGCATTACTTATGTTTCTTATGCATTAGCCAACGTAGGTTTATATTTATTAGCAATTAAATAGGAGAAATTATGATTGATTATTCTGAAACATTATTAAGTATTAACAAGTCTATGCAAGAGGTTCATAAGCTACTGCTTGCAGGAAACATTGAGGCGGCAGAGTCATATCTTAAAGCAGTATCAGAAAGCGCTGAAATGTTAGCGGCTTGGTTACATCAAAACAAATGAAGTTAACTAATAAGTACAATTTGCCACAGACTTTTGTCAATGTGGCACTACGCCCTGCTTACACCAAAGGTAAGGCTCATGTATCGGCTACTGAATTATTGAGTAGCCCCCGTGTAGTACAATTAAAAAAGAAACACGATGACGATATCGTGGAAGATGTATCTGATTTAATTTGGTCTATTTATGGGACGGCAATTCATGGAGTACTCGAACAAGGTAAAGATGAAAACCATATTGTTGAGCAAAGACTTCACGCTGAACTGGATGGTTGGCATATTTCTGGCGCTATTGACTTACAAATTGTACATGATGCTGGCATAGAGATTAACGACTACAAGAATGTAGGCGTATGGTCGGTTATGAATGAAAAGATTGAGTGGGAGCAACAACTCAATATTTATGCATGGTTGGTAGAAACCGTTAAAAAGACACCCGTTACCAAGTTAGCTATCGTTGCTATCATCCGTGACTGGAATCGCAGGGACGCCAAAACACGTCAGGGTTATCCCCAATCCCCAGTAGTAGTTATTGATGTTAATCTGTGGTCAATGGAGCTTCGAGAGGACTTCATTTGTAACAGAATTCATTTGCATTCAGAAGGATTGTTTGCCATGGATGCAGGGGAGGAGTTACCGTTTTGTACACCAGCAGAAACGTGGGAAAAACCGACGCTGTATGCTGTCAAGAAAGACAGCGCAGTACGCGCAAAGTCAGTGCATGAAAGTTTAGAGGAAGCAGAGGAGGCGTTACTGAAGGCAGGAAAAGGATATGCTTTGGAAATTAGAGAAGGTGAGCGCACTAAGTGCGCAAGCTTTTGCCAAGTAGCCCCATTCTGCAATCAATATCAACAGTATTTAGAGGAGAAAAAAAATGTTTGAAAATAGAAGTGGTCAACCCGATGATGGAACTCGTACATTTATTAAGCTTGGATTAACATTAGCTTGCGTAGCAGTGCTTTCTGTTGGCGGATGCATGGCTGGAATGCCTGTATACAACGTTTATCATCAAAAAATGGAAGGCGAGGCTGAATTGGCTAAGGCAAATTTTAGTAAACAAGTTATGGTGCAAGAAGCCCAAGCTAAAATGGACTCGGCAAAAATGTTAGCCGAGGCAGAAGTAGAACGTGCCAAGGGCGTGGCAAGAGCAAACCAAATCATTGGTGATAGCTTAAAAAACAATGAAGATTATTTGCGTTATCTGTTTGTGAACAATCTTGAGCATACGCAGAATCAAGTAATTTACATTCCAACCGAGGCTAATTTACCAATTCTTGAGCGCCGTAAATAAATGGTAAAGAGGAGAAAGAAAGTGACTAAGGCAGATTTTATTCCTGCGGGCATCACACCATACGACAACGGCAAGATTAAGATGGGTATCTATTATCAAAAGCCAAAGTATGTAGAAATGGATACAGACATGCTGGAGATTCAGAAGTGGTTGATTGGTGACCCTGATAAGTTGCGCTTTGAGTATTGGTTAAGTATGGCTTACAAGTTGGCAATAGGATTTGTGGTTTTGATTGTTGTTTTAATGAATGTAAGGAACTGATATGAAAGCAAACGAACATCAGGTTGGAGGAAACCACTATGCTAGAAACGCTATACAGCCTTGGGATTACATTATATCCAATGAACTTGGATACCTTGAGGGAAACATTATCAAATACACTACCCGATGGAGACACAAGGGCGGAATTGACGACTTGCGAAAAGTTATCCACTACGCAGAAAAGTTAATTGAAGTAGAAACTATGAGACATTTTAAAGAGGAGCATGACGGAAAATGAAAACTAAAGAAGAAATGATTTACGATTTTATGTTAGCAATTGCACCAAATTGGCAAGAAATACAATCCGATTTGCTTTCTAAGCAGGATGCAGTTCCTGTACAAGAAATTGCTGAAATTATTTACGACAATGCAGCAGCATTAACAAGAACTTATTTGGAATCATTGTAATGGACTACAAAGAACTTAGGAAGATAGATGTATCTAAATATACTGAGAAGAAGAACAACCTCACTTATTTATCTTGGGCTTGGGCTGTTGACCAGCTTTTACTTGCTGACCCAAAGGCGCACTGGTTTTATCCCGAGTATCAACGCTGGGGCAACGGAACTGTTATGGTGTTTTGTACTGTTGTTGCTAATGATATTGCTCGCACTGCACAGTTGCCCGTAATGGATTATCGTAATAAACCAATTGCTGAGCCGGATTCATTTGCAGTAAACACAGCGATGCAACGTGCTTTAGCCAAAGCAATAGCCCTACATGGAATAGGGTTATATATCTACAACGGTGAAGACTTACCGCCTGACACTGAAGAAGATATGCCAAAGATTGCCAATATCTCTGCTCCGCCAAAAGCGGTTGAGAAAGCCAAGGACATTCCTGCCCCCACAAAGACCGCAGGAAAGCCCGGAGCATGGCAGTTGACAGTCATGGATACCAATGATGCAAAAGGCTGGCTAGAGTCCCTTAAAGCGGGCGTAGATACCTTATTAGCACTGGCAGTCCATCCGGATGATGTAGCCAATATCTTTAAGAATAACCGAGTGGTATTTGACAAAGCCAAAGCAATGGATGAGAAATTCTATTCAGAAATGATGGTCTCATTTAGTAAAACCAAAGAATCTTTAACGAAAGGGAAGTAAGATGGATTATCCAAATCAAGGAACAATGTGGCACAACGCCGAGAAAAGACACGAAAAGGCACCAGACTTTAACGGTTCAGTAATTTTTGAGCGTGAAGTATTGGAGCATTTAATCTCTGAGTCCAAGAACGGCGAAGTAGAAATTAAGCTAGATGGCTGGAAGTCTAAGGTCAATACAAAGGACGGAGAGCGCAATATTCTACGCATCAAACTCAATACTTGGAAACCTGAGGGAAAGACTACTAGTTCGAAAGACCCATGGGATGAGTAAGAAGACAGATTGGGAGAAGTTATCTTGTAATCTTCAGTCCGCCTTGAAAGACCAAATAGCTGAGAATAATGAAAAAGATATGGTGATTAGGGATTTAGTGTTTGTCATCAATTATCTTGAAATGAAGTTGGGAATTTACAAAGGATTTAAGGATGGAGACGAGTAAGTTTGAAGGTAAGAAAGTAGCCCTCAAGCAGACTAAGGATGGGTATGCCATGACATTGGCTATCCATCCGGATGAAATACCTGATGAGCTACTAAAAGACTTTGTAGGGGCGCGCTATATGGTTGTGATGGTGCGTCTCAATGACAATGAAGAACCATTAGACCGCAGAGAATATGCGGGCGCACAGATGGTTAAGTTAGCTGGTATGCTATGTAGAGATAAAGACTTTTGGGAATATCTCCATGAGGGCGGTCAGTTATTTGAAGTCAATGAATTGGCTTGTGTTGAATGGTTAACTGGTTATTTGAATGTAAATTCTAGGGCGGATATCAAAGGCAACAAGCTGGCTCAAGATGAACTAAAAGAACTATATACGGAATACAAAGAGTGGAAAACGACAAAAAGTACATGAGGTATTTAGCGAGCTGTTTTGCTATGAATGGTTTGCTTCAGGGCGCTCCTAATGAATTTTCTATGGAGTACATGGCAAAGCTGTCCGTATCATGTGGTGATGCGTTAATAGATGAATTAGATAAAGAGTCGGAAGACGATGGTATTGCTGCAGTAGCTAAACGAGTAAGGAGAAAACGTGAACCCAAATGATTTATTAGCCCAAGCCCAAGACTTAAAAACTCAATACGAAGCTGGCAAACTATCCGCCGCTGAATTTAAAGAGTTGGTAAGCGACCTTAATATTGCTGGCACGATTATGAAGGACGCCGATAGATTTGAACAGGCTCAAGAAGCCCGTGAAATCCTGTTGGATATTGCAGCTTTAGCACAGGCAGCTTACTAATGAAGTTACTATACACTTTGCCATTTTGTCTAATAACAGGATGCGCCCTAATGATTGGTAAGTACGACGCCAATGAATATGCTTACGTTAATCAAATCCGTACCACGGCGCAGATAAGCGGTTGCACTAAACCAGAGGTGTCCCAAATGTATATC